TTTCTTGTGGACTTTAACCTCGCGGCAAACTTCTTTCTCCTTGCCTTGTCTTTTCTCAACGTGACAGACCTTCTTTGTCTCGCCAGCGTGAATGTTAAACACAAGTAAAAGACTAAGAACGACAGTCCCAACCATTCGTAATGTGAGTGCAATCATGTGATCTCCGGGTGTGGTGGTTGTTCCGGTGCTGCTTTAGGGTTATACGACGTAATCGTTGGCTCCATCCTAGCAGGTTGTGGGCTAACTGTAGGTACTTTAGGAGTCGGCTTATCCTCACGTTCTGCTGCTGTAGATAGTCCGGGTGGCACAAACGGAGCTATAGCATCCTTACCCTTGACCGCCAATAACGTCGCTAATGAGCCAAGAATGTACTTGCTCATATCGCTCAGGATTAGGAAAAACTGCTTATCTGCCGGAGCCATGCCATTCATAGGCTGTGTCACAAATACAACACTATAGAGTGACACTCCGACCATGATAATGACCGTACAGCAGAAAGTTACTGCGATACAAAACTTAATTACCGCATCGTGCTGTTCCTGCGTCAGGGCAAGAAACTGGCTGATTAACTTTAACGGGTTCATCCTTAATTTCCTCTGGCTTCATTAGCTGGTCTGGACAGGTTCCGGTAACAGCGCAATATGGTCTTTTGCATTGTTTAGTTTCCCAATTCTCAGGGTCTTGGCAAGGATAACGGAACCTATCGCATCCAAACAGACTAAGCACCAAGCAAACGTAAAGCACGCGCATACTGAGCCTCTCTATCTTCCATTCCCTTGTGACCACCGTTAATTACCTTTGTCATACCTCTCAAGTCTCCGGTATCAGCGAATCGATTGAGCTTATTAGTCTCCCAAAACCAGCAAGCAGACTGAGCAGCACCTTCAAACGTCTGTGTGTACTCTGAGGCTTGTTCAGGAGTCATCTCTAGGCTAGCAGCGAACCAGAAATAGTTATCCTTGCCGGTAAGCTGAATTAGACCTCTGCCCTTGAATTTTGAGCCATCTTGGGAGGCTTCATCACCGTTACCCATACGATTCGCATAAACGTAATTAGCGATCTTGTCCGGCTGTTTAGCATAGGACTTAGCCTGTGAATCTGTCTCAAAATACTTAGGGAATACTTTAAGAAGCCCTGAAGCACTATAGTTCAGGTTCTCTGTGAGCCAGACAAATCCACCTGACTCATGGTGGCATTGGGCTAGGAATGAGGCTATACGGTTCGGAGTCGTTATTTCGTATTCTTCTAGGAGAGACTTACCACCTAGTTCTGTCTGCTTGCCAAACAAAGCCTCATACCACTGGTCAGGATACTTTGAGTGAGGAATAAACTTTTTCCAAGCATTACGGTCAATCACGATACATCCTCTCAATCAGAATTTCTCGCCTTAACTGTTGCATCTTCCTAACTTCGTTGACAGCAGCTTGTGTCGCATAGTACATATCGTAGTACATGAAGGCTAAGATAGGCATTACGATAAAGAACATCAGTAATACAGCCATTACGACTACAATCAATGACCAAGGGACATTCTCATCGTCGCGCTTTTTGTCGTCAGCCACATTAGACCCACCGCCCATAGAACTACGAAAACTACTGCTGAAACCCACGCCACCTTTGACTTGATTTCCGCTATCCTTTTTCTTCGTCGCCATGATGCTATCTGAGCTAGCCTAAGTTCTTCTGCGTGAGCTTCTTCTTGCTCTTTGACGATACGCTGCCACATCTCCTCGAATTTGCTCCACAATGCCCCTAACTCTGGTGGAGCCTTGTAAACCATCGTTTCGCGTATCTCAGCTAACATCGCATCAAGCCGAGAAGTAATCAATATCCGCTTTAATGCTCTCCTACCTATCGATTCTTCACCCTTATAGACCTGCTTGGCTTCTAACTGCTCCTTGAGGAATAGCTTACTGATAGAGTCATAAGCATCCATCAATGCGCCTAGCTGGTTACCGATGTCCGTAAACACATCGTTAGGGTCAGCCTTGGCTATTTCTTGAACCCGCTGGACTTCAGCATGGTACTGCTGCTTTTGTACCGGAGTAGGGTCAACAATCTTCTGATACTGTGCCTTCAGATCATCCAGCACATCCTTAACATCACCTGCCGCACCCTTGATCTCTTTGTAAAGTTGACAGCCTTTCTTTACAGCAGCAACCGCAGCATTAGCAGCAGCAAGTAACGTTAGCGGATCAATTTATTCCTCCGAATTAGCCTTTTGATTCTCTTTGGCTATCTTCAAATGCTGATGCTTGTACCAAGTGCTAATTATCAATCCGATAATACCTATTGCTAGACCACCTAGTGCAGCAAATTCGTTAGCAGTCAGTCCAAAAAAGACGGCGGAAACTGATCCGCCGTAAGTCGCCGCTGCTGAAATCTTAGGTACGTCAACCATTTCTAGCCTCAAGCTGTTCAATACGTTGGCTCATCTCTTTTACTGCATTAATCAGAGCAAACGTGAGTTCTGAAGTATCTACAATCTTAAACCCATTGTTGTCAGTTTTTACACAATTAGCAAAGGCAGTACCTTCTAGTTCCTGCGCGATTACCCCAACAAACTGCTGTGATGGGCTATCAGACTTCATAAATTCAGCGGTATAACGATAGTTCTTAGGCTCAACCTGCTTAATCTCAGCTAGACCCTTACCGTATGCAGAAATATCCTGCTTATAACGCGAGTCTGAGTACGAGTTAAACGAACCACCACCGACCTTCTGAACGTCTGAAATGCTAAATCCAGCCGATGACGAGCCAACAAAAAACTTCATTGTTGAACTGATATATACCTCCATTACGGAGCCAGTCCAGTAGATCGAGTTGCCTGTTGACGTAAAGTTATAACCGTTAGGCGAGACAATACCCGTATCAAACGTCTTAGCACCAGCAAAGTTCTGGCTACCTGTTGTTACTACTCCAGAAACCGTAGCAGAAGCCGTAGGCAATGCAGACGATGACCAAGATGAACCGTTAGACGTTAGAACCTGACCGTTAGAACCCGGAGCAATAGAACTAATCGCACTTGTTCCATTGCCAACGAGAACAGCACCAGTAGATAGTGTTGCTACACCAGTACCACCATTAGCGACGTTTAACGTACCATTAAGGGTCAACGTGCCACTAGACGTAATAGGCGTACCAGCGATAGTTATCCCTGATAAGTTAGATGTCATTGCAACGCTAGTAACCGTACCGCTTCCCGGTGTCACAGTACCCCATGAAACACTAACGCCATTAGTTGTTAGGTATTTACCTGAGTTACTCGTCTGACTAGGCATTAGTGCATTGATAGCATTACTAGCCGTAGTTTGACCTGTACCACCTTGAGCAATAGGTAAGGCATTAGTTAGCGTGACGTTACCTGAAACACTCAGGTCACCACCTACAGTAAAGTTATCGCCAGACGTACCTGCTTGCTGGTCTTTCAACTGTGCCATTAACTCACGAATAGCATTATTGATAGTCGATGGTGGACAACCTTCAGCAATGTTAATACCGTCAATATCGGTATTATTAGCTGCTGTGGCACTAAATTCGCTGATCTTTGTCTTTGGCATGATTACTTACCTTTAGCGCGATTTGCTTGATACATAATGTTATATGCTCTAGGGTCAAATGCTTGTGGGATAACTTGCTCTACTGCCCAAGGTGCGCGAGACAATAAACCAGCACCGTAAGCAGCCTCACCCATTAGTCTAGGAGATGATGCAAGCAATGACGCTGTGGCTAATGGAACACCACCTGCTGAGAAAGCACCAGCAGCAGTACCTAAAGATGTAGCTCTTTGGATGCCCATAGGAGTCAATTCAGCTAATGATTGACCAGCCAAAGCAGGGAAAATATCTCCACCAGCAGCACTTAGCTCTTTACCTAAAGCTACACGCTGACCAAAGTTTGTATTGACGTTCTTACGCATCAATGACTGTAGCTTACGAGTAGCAGTATCAGCACTAGCTTTTTGACCTAGCGACAATGATCTTTCAATCTCTTTAATGAGTTCTGACGCTTCAGAATACTCACGCATCACCTTGGCATAAGTAGGAGCTTGCTTAGTAATCTCTGACTTTACAGAGTCATAAACACCACCAACTGCTGCTCTAGCTTGCTTCTGTTCGTAAGGGATATTCTCTAAAACATCGCCAATCTTTTGCTTTAACGCATCAAGACCTTCTGGTGTATGGAAATCAGCAGGGTTCTGAGCTTTCCAATCATCAACAATGTTTCTAACTGTCTCAAGCTCATTAAAGGCACGCTCATTAACAACCTTACCTTTGTAAGATGTTTTATTCTGAGCCGTTTGTACTGCCTGATCGATACCTTTGAAGTCTAGTACGGTCTTATCACCCTTGATATTGACCATGCCAGAGCGATACTGAGCCTGTTTAGCTTGGTTCATGTTGGCAAGATTCTGCTTTGCCATATCCAGAACATCAGTCATTGGCGCAGTACCAGTAATGTTTGACCTGAACTGTTCAGCAGCAGTACCACCCTCACGACCAGCCTTATAAGCCTGTTTAATAGCTTCTGTTCCAGCACCAGTAGTCATGCCCAAGACAGGAGCTACAGCCTTACCTACGGTTCCTACAGTCTTTGCAGTTAGCGATAGAGGATCAACCATCGATGCTGCTTTACCCAACTTAGGAACAGCAGCACTACCACCAGTTAGCACAGCAGAAACATCCGATAGAAATCCAGCAGGATCGTTAGCGATAGTGCGTTTAGCTTGCTCTACGCCACCATAACGCTGCACATACATCTGCCCAACTTTATTAGCAACTTCCCTAGATGCTTTGTCCTCACCAATGGCTTGAACAACGCTCTCAGGCAATACATTTTGCAAAGCACCAGCACCAATATCTAAGATAGTCTTGCCAGTCTGCAATGGGCTAGTAACCGCCTCATAGGTTCCCATTAATACGTTTTTCAGCGAACTAGGGAAAGTCTTAACGGCCTGAGTAACGACCTCTTTACCAGTCATTGACTCGCTTTGTCCAACAGGACGAGCAGAAGCTAGATCAAATGCCATTATTTGACCTCCTTAAACTGTGTCCTATCAGGACTAACCCAAGCCTTATTGCCATTTGAGTCAACATTTAATGTCCAGTTTTTACCAACACCTTCAGGACGAGTTTCTGTTACCTGAGCAGCAGACTTACCTTGCTTCAACACAATATTGTCTGGATTTAGGTTATAGCTATTTGCTAAGTCAACGTATTGCTGTCTAATCTGATCGTAGGTATCTTCAGCAGCCTTATAAGCCAATTCAGCGGCTTTCTTAAAGTCTGCACGTTGAGCAGGGTTTAGACGTTCACCATTCTGCAAACGCTGTAAGTAGTTACCCATCAGGTCAATAGCACCTGTAGCAGCCATAGCCATACCCAATTCAGACTCTCGAACTACAGAACCCGGATCAAGCAACTTCATAAACTTGGTAGCAGCAGCCAAGTCGTTAGCAGCAGACGGGTTATTAAGAGCATTGATAACTTGCTTATGCGCTGTCTGAACAGTAGAGAACTCTTTAATCGCTGGCAAACCAGCAAATTCCTTACGCAAATCAGTCTCAGAGTTCAATCTGAAATCAGCATCTTTCTTACGAATTTCTGAAATAGCAGACTGAATTTCAGCAGGAGTCATGCTGATAGCGTTCTCATTCAATGAGTCAACCATTGGCTGCAACATCGGATGAACATTCGCAAGGCTTTTAGGAACAGAACCAGCAAGTTCTTCCTGACGCATCAAGTTACGCAAGCTATCCGCTTCTTCTCTAGCTGCCTTTGCTCGTTCAGTATTACCAGTACGAGAGAAATAAGCCTGTGCTGCTTCTGCCTCTTTTAGTTGTTGCATATAACGTGAGCCAGTTACCACAGTTGGTGTCAACTTCTCTGGCATTGGAGCTTCATCAGGAGATGGAACTCGGAAAGTTTCTGCTTGCCCTTTAAATGGTGGCAAGGCTTCAGGACGCATCCCCATTAAATCAGCAGGAGGAATAGTCGGTGCAACTTCTGGACGAACTACAGGAGGAGTAGTTGTAATACCCCTAGCTAACCGACCTTCCTCAATATTGATATAACGCTCTAATGCCTTATCAGGGTTTGCTCTGAAATAAGCAACCATCGTAGGATTATTGGCAATTTCTGGAGTCTGGATTACTTTCTCAACAGCCTCTCTAGCTTGTTGCTGTCTTGCTAAGTCTGCCTGAGCTTGTTTTATTTTCTGAGCATTGACTATTTGTCCAATACCAGCCTCATAGGTCTGACCAGCACCAGTGAAACCTTGACCAGCCGCACTTAGTATATTTGCAATTGGAGAACGACTTGTTCTCATAGCTTGAGCCAAGCCAGCACCAAAACCTAGCAATCCCGCTAGGTTAGACCGTTTCTGTAATGCCGCAGATTGTTCTGGCCCTAGCAGACCTTCATAGCCTACTGGCACACCGCCAAAGATATTAGGGATGTAATCTTCTATTGCCATAATGTCACCTAAATAAGACTAAGCTGCGGTACTCCAAACGACGATCTTTGTTGTTGTACTGGTATCTGTTTTCCAGTCATTAAACCCGATCTAGCTCTCATCTCAGCTAATCGCTGTGCATCTTCTTGAGCATTTTGTTGCATCACGTTTGATGCTAAATTCATCTGGAAAGGGTTTTCTTTAGCAAACTTAGTTGCTGCACCAATCTGATCCATTAACGTAGCCGGAGCCGTTATTGATGGAATAAGACCTGTTGAGCCACCTGTAGCAGCAAATGTCGGCATTGTAGGCGTAGCAAATACACCAGCAGCACCCGGAGCAGCAGGTAAAGCAGCACCAGCAGTAGAGCCAACAGGAACCGCACTAGCACCAGTCATTCCAGCAGTAGCAGCCGCATTACCAGCACCTAAAACAGCACCACCAAGACCACCACCTACAGCACCCAATAACGCACCTTTTAAGGGATTACCACCTCTAGCAGCAGATACACCACCGCCTAGAGCAGCACCTATCAATAACGGTTCCATGCCACTCATTATTTACCCCCACCAGATGTCGTAGTCGTTTCCAAAGGCGCACCATAAAAGACGTTAGCAGCACGTTGCAGACGATCTAGTGGCAAGTCTTGTGCAGCAATCTTGCCCTGAATAGCCTGTAGATCGTAAGCCTCACGACCTTGACCAACTTGTAACAGCTTCTGAATATCTGCATAGTCCTGAGCAGCCATACCCGGAGCCATAGCAGCCGCTGCACGTTGTCTTTCAATATCACCAGCACTAATCTGTTGAGCCGTTCCTAACGCCCCTAGACGAGTTCTCATCGCCTCTTGCTCACCTGCCGTTAGTCCACCAGCACCAGCAAATCGATTCGCTATAGCTTGCTGTTCTAATCCTCCTAAACGACCCATAGCGGCCTCTTGAGCCTGACGCTCTGCCATGTAGTTCGCTAGATAGGCTTTCTGATTCTGTTCTGCTAATGCTCTCGCTAAGACATCTTGCGATTTAGCCGTTTGCTGTGCCATTGCACCTGAGCCATAACGACCAGCAGCAGCAGCCTGAGCCTGTAGATTCTTCATGCTCTCGCCAAACGACTCACCTGCTAGACGATTAGCCTGACCCAATGCACCTTGTAGGTATTCGCTACCACCACCAAGATACGCACCGCCAGCAGTAGAACGAGTTAGACGAGCAGCCTCAGATTCCGGCTGACCTTCCATCATAGAACGATAGAAGCCAGCACTAGGATCATAAGCACCCATGCCCATAGCCTCGATCTTTCCGGCATAAGGACTGGTGTAACCCATCTGTTGAGATATGAGATTTTGAGCCTGTGCCGTTAGCGGAGAACCTGCTAAAGCCCTCTGCTCAGCCATAGACATCGCTTGCTGAGTCGCAGCAGATGGGCCTACAGCTAGAGTGCTAGGAGCCTCCGGCATAGCCTTATACCGCTTTTGGGCTTCCTCTAAAGCAAAGGTAATGTACGGCTTAAATTCCTCGCTTATTTTTGTTTCGCTTGACTGTCCACCACCGCCCATATCACACCTCGCAAATCCACTTTCTAGGACGAAATCCGTATGCCTTTGCCCTACGATCCCAACCCCTTCTATGGCTAGAAAATGTTAGGTATTTGGCATTAGAATTCCTTGCCATATTCTTGATGAATTGTAAACCTTTTTCAACTACCTGATAATCATTTTCTAACGTCCAAGCAGCCCAAACATGAACCTCATGACCTAGTGGCTGTAGTATAAAAAAGCCAACAAAGTGCATATTTTCTAACGCTATCCATAACATCGATTTCTGATTAAACAGATCGACGTAAACATCTTCAACTATCCAAGGTTCAGGGCTTTTTAACTTTATTTCATCTAGCCCCGGCTTTATCGTAGGCCACCAGTTTCTAATCTCTTGTTGCGGTACAAAGTTAAATTCTGTCATCCGACTATGATGTATCCGTAAGTTTTATTTGCTACATTATTTGCCCAATGACTAACAGTTGCATACCCTTGTTGCCTATCCGAAACATATAAATTAGATGTTGCAGCAGGAGCAACATAATTCATTGTTGCTATAAGTGAAGCTGTACTTGGTCTGGTTGGGCTGGTTTGTGTCGGATAGAACTGTAAACTAATTGCTGCGTTAGTTGCTGACCAGTAAAGCTCGACGTAATCATTTTTTTGTAACTCAATAAAATAATTCCAACCGACAATAGCGTGACCATCAACACCGCCATGACTATTAGGAACAGAAATAAATCCCGTCGAACCACCAACATCTGACCCATTCTTTCTTAGCCAAACGCTAACATCATGCAATTGAGTATCTGTATTCTGAAATTGACCAGACCATTGCAAATTGTAAATACCATAATCCCTAACATTGATTCTTGAACTATTGCTAATGTACACGCCATTAGAATAATCCGTTGTATCAAGTGTCATTGCTGTGGCTGTGTTAGCCGTAATGGTTTGATCTACAACGCTTTGAAACGCCCCATAAGGCGCAGAATCATTCTCAGCAGCGTCAGATACCGGAACAAAGAAAATCAGGCTGTCATAGCCTATACGCTCGTCGTAAAGGGTCGTTGTGGTGGCATTACCTGTGGCTAACGTCAAAGTTCCGGTGTTATTCGTCTTACCGTCCATAATGCCACGAACAACCTCACTCGTTACGCGAGGATCAGCACCGAATACGGGTAACGTCCGAAACTTAGTCATCGCATCCCGGCTTTCTGTACTTCAACATCTACCCCAACAATCGTATCCCAAGTCGTATCACCTGCTGCTGTCTGAACAGAAATCCTATGAAATCTACCATTAGACCTTAACGGGCAACGACCATCAGTATTAGCAGAAACATAACTAGTGTACTGAGGAGGCGCAGATAAAGCCTGACGAGTCGCTATAGCTACTGATCCTGTAGAACCATCAACGTAAGGACGAGCCATAGTCACCATACTAGGGCCAGCATCTATATCACCCGTTGATACCGTTGCAGACATTACAGCACCGTCAAACACAATGATCTTCTGCGCTCTAACACCTGCAAATTGCAACAATCCACCAGCCCATACCGGAGAATCTAGCGGAATATCTAGCGTATCTAGGTTGTTATCGTAGTTATCAACCTGCTCTAATGTTGCAGAAGGCGTAAGAATGTAAGAAATCGACGTTACATTCGTAGAAGCATAAGCCCAACGCTTCAACTGGATACTGTAAATCAGCAATAAACTACCACCTTCCTTAGCAGGAAAGCACCAAACAGCTAGTCCTCTAATCGGATCAATCGCCGATGACATCGTATTGGCAATATCGGTCAAAACAGCCGAGTCAAAGAACCATCGATTAACTTTTTCTAGTCCAATAGGCTGAACATTCTGTCCATCACAGAGATAAAACCCGTCATCAGCTAGAAAATACGTTACGCCACCAAACTGAGCGATAGAACCAGCAGAAATACAGCCCAAAGTGCGAGAAATAGCGTCAAACTGGAAGAAAAACGGGCTTCCTGAGTACGTCATACGATAAATCGCACGTTCTAGGAACACTAGACCATACTCACCACCCGCTAAACCTGTGATATTCCCACCATCAGGTAGGTATTGAGAGTCAGATTGACTAGACGCACTAGCAACCCAATTCAATTCGTTGTTGATGTCAGACCAGTAAACCCTAGATTCCTCACCAGCAACATATCCAGCGACCACAAAATCTCTTACAACCGTCACAAACCTAGCTGTAGGCGCATTTCCTGTCGCTGTAATCGTCGTACTCGATACCGTCTGGCTAGCACTTACCGTATAAGTACCTGAACCACCTGTTCCAGTACCGTAAGCAGTAATCTTAGTGCCGCCTGTAACCCCTGTACCGCTAATAGTCTGACCCACTACTACACTTCCATACGCTACCGATGAAACAGTCAACGTAGTGCCTGAAATAGAGCCTGTGAACTGAGCATCGTCTATTCCATAAAAGTATGCACCACCAGACAAATCAAACGCCTGTAAGCGGTCTAATCCATTAGCTAGGATCATCTTTGACCCGAACTGAGTCACATCCCACGAGGAAACTGGCGTATATCCCGATGTTGTTAATGGGTCTAACGTCGTATCGCTAGAATCGAACTTATAGACCTGAGTAGCACCAGCAGCGAATAGCGAGTTCGTACCAGCGTATTTACCTGCAAACGCTACTAGTAAAGCCTGACCTGCATTAGCCGAGTAATCTGCTGCATCTCGAATAGGCGCATAACCGTTAAGTACCGGATAACAGTTCTTAGCGTCTGTAACGCCTCCAGCTATACCCGGCTGATCTGGTGTCCATTCACCAAAATTTATTCTTGACGTTGCCATGTATCACTCACCGGAGAAACTTTTATCCATTCTTCACCGTAGATCATGCCTTTAGCAGTCACTACAGAACGACCCGTAATAGAACCCACAGCAGATGACCGAGTAACGCCACCAGTAGCACGAACATCAGCCTTACCTAGAATCTGACCACTTGCCAAAACAGCATTGTTAGCAATAGCCGTAAATATTGCTCTGCCTGTGATAGCACCTGACGCAAACTTAGCAGTACCACCAGCAGCCGTTACCGTTGCAGTACCAGTAATAGCAGCAGTTCCAACCCGTATATAACCGCCATTAGCTACTACTGTAGCTCTGCCTATGATAGAAGCATTGCCCTGTATAGCACCCTCATAGGCCGTTACGATAGCCCTACCGAGGATAGCAGCAGACGCTACAGCCTGACGAGTTCCAGCAGCCGTTACAACAGCACGACCAGTAACGCTACCAGTCGCAGGAACTAAAGTCGTTATCCTGAGTTCGGATACAGCAGCAGACGATAGCGGAGAAAATCCGAGCATTTATGGCTCCACAGGCCAAGTTACATCCCAAGGGAATCCTGCTTGTGACGGCACATCTCTTAAGCCCTGACGATACGCTGCCCAAGCAGCTTTATCAACTGGTGCATCCTCTACCTGAGTCCAGTCTGAAGCAGTCAGCTTACGATTACGTTCTGCCCGTACTGAATCAGCCTGACGAGCATCTAAGGAAGCGATAGCATCAGCATCCATATCTGCTACTGAGAACTTGGTAAACCATTGCCCATTAATTTCCTCAACACCATCTCTGAAAGCCACCTGATAGCGTGTAGGTTGAGCTTGTGGGCCGTTTAGCACCGGATCAGCACCGAAACCATCTAGCAGTTCTGCCGTTAGCTGCGGAGGAAAGCTGGTGTTCGGATGCAATGACCTGAACTCTGAGTCGGTCATCACTTGCCCTGTGTCTCTGATTCTTAGTTCCATGATTTCCTCAACTGATCGCCAAGAAGATATAACTTGCACTGCTTACGTTGATGTTAGTTGCGGCTAGTTGGTTGACGATAAACCCGCTGTTGTCTGGATCAATACTGTCATCTGTAGTTACTTCTGCTGCTGTAGTGTTTAGTGACAAATGCGGGTCATTGGCTGTAACAATACCTCTAGCGGTATCCCAAACGTACCAATCGCCTGTGCTATCAGTACGCTTAATCATCACGAACCTTGCTCCAGCAGCAAAGCCGCAGTTGATCGTCTGGCTGCTGCCGTTACCGGTGTAGCTGCCTACTTTGGATACGCCTGCGAGAGTGGCAAATAAATAAACCACTTCTGTTTGCGACGAAGCGTTTACTGCTGCGCTTGTACCTATAGTAAATGTAGTACTCGTTGGGCTTGTGTTATTCCAAAATCCACTATCTGTTACAGGTATCGCTGTTGTATCGAGCCGATTGTATTTTGTATTTCCAGTAGCTGAATGATATACAAACCACCCAAAAGTAGCGGATGATCGTGATTTTACAATCATCAACTCAGGTGCGACACCTAAGTTATGCGTGATAGTTCTATTCGACCCATTACCCGTGTAACACACCACATCAAAGAAGCCGGGAGCGCGGCGGAAAGCGTAGGAGACAGTAGCCGAAGCATCCCATGCTGCGCTAACACCTTGCATTAAATCAAATCCGTATGTATACGAACCTTCCGCAGCAGTTGTATTTGGTGACAAATAATTGTTTGTTAAGCGAGTCGTTGAAAACCAATCACCAACGACTCCAGTTTTTTTCGTCGGCAACCAATCAACTGGGAACCCACTACTAGCAGCCATCGTATAAGTGCCACCGGAAGGTGTTTGTAATTGCGGACTAAACACACTCGTTCCACTCGTCGGCGTTTTCATCGGGCCACGACGGATGGCGATGTAGATGAATGTGTTTGCCGCAAAACTGGCCCCTGTGATAAATCCAGTAGCCGTTGGTGTGAT